AAATTCTTCAATTGATCCGGCAAGCCGCCAAATGATTGGTCCATAGATCGCTTGGTGCGCGCTAAATTATCGCGCAGCTCGCTCTGATTCCTGGCCATCTCTCGATGGCCGGATGAGCTGCTGTCTTGCAGATCCTTCATCGAGCGCTTCATGCCTTCTAACAACTGCGCAATATTGCGCAGCCCGTCCGACATTTCGTCGGTCAGGGTTATTGTTAGATTTGCATGTTCGTCAGCCATCAGTCTTGGCTCGCAGCCTCAATGTTAGCGCGTTCAATAAGCCGGTCAGTCCACATAACGTGACGTTCCAGCTCACTAAGCTTCTTATTCAAGAAGATGCAAGGATCAACCCCATAATACTTGCCCAACCTGTAGCAATCTAAAATGCGTTCAGTTATAGATACAGATCGGGCATGAAAAAATTTGCTAGCTTCCAAGCCCCATTATTCCAATCCTTTGGATGCATAGATCGGATCGTAGAAGGCGGCACAGTAGCAAGATGCGCCATCATCATTGTCATGGTCTGTGCTTCAAAATGCATCTTTGGATTGTTCTCATAGAGCGCTACGGTAATTGGATTACCGATGCGCTCAATATCGCCAGCCGTCGGCTCACGAAAAATAAGCTCCGACACAGTCTCGCCATTAGCAATGACTTGCTTACGCAATGTCAGCTTGCCATTCCAGGCTTGTGGTCCAACGTCCTCGCCGTTGATCTTTGTATCTTCTTCTTCAGCCATGAATTCTTTTCCTCCATATTTCTCAACCGTTACCGGCAACAACAACGTGATAGAGCATATGGTCTCTAATGAATTTATTCAATTCACCATCCACACAGCTCATGAAAGCAGCGCTATCGTCCTCGCGATTGCAAGCTGCTATCATATTCGCAAACATATGATGCGCACCAGCAAAGAACGCCATGCGCATCTCATAGAGCTGTTGTTTGGATGTGGTTGGATCCATCGTAGCCGACCAACTGAGCCAACCAGACTCAACCAATCGGCCTTGCTCCAACAATTGCTGTTGCGACATCATTATGGATTGATCTCTTCACAGCTAGTGCCTTCGAAGCGTACACGGAATTGGCCTTCACGTGTATTCAGTTCGAAGGCTGCTCGCGACCAAGCCTCCTTCAGGACATAGTTTTTGCCGTTGGCCAACTCCGCCGTGACTGTGGCGTTAATGATGTTAGCTACATCCTCCACTGACAGATCTGGCACAGTTGAAACGTCGCCCTCAATATAGGGCACACGCGGCAATTCGCTGAAGCCATGCACGTAGTCTTGGCCTGCGATGCCCGCGCGCTCTATTGGTGACGGCGACACAGTAAAATTTCCTCGCAGCGGATAGAGATCACCATCCACCTTGAGAAAAGCGATGCCCGCTATTCTCTGACCCATAGTTCAGTCTCCTCCTGTTATAAGATCAAACTGTTCCGATGATCGCAGTGTCGATGCCGCGGTCGTACTGCAACCGGAACTGAGCCAGCACCGCAAATATGCGCAACTGATTGATAAGATCCGGTGGATAGAGCACGTTCAGCCTGTTTGGATCATTGGGATCGCGCTCCACAATCAAATGATCCTTGTACTGCTGAATGTTCTCCACAAGACCGTTCCACATATCGATGGAATACTGCGCTATCAGCTCCGCTTTGATGATCTTTGGCGTCACAATAGCCTGGCCGGGACCAAACAGCGTTCCATCATCCGCCAGCTTATGGCGCGGATACTTTGTGGTGATAGCGTAACGCTGATTGCGAATGATCTTGGCCAGCGTAGACAGCGTCGTCACCAACTCGAAAGCATCATCGCCGATGCCATAATAGTTGAGCTGGTAGGTTGTGGTTTCACGTGCAATCGCCGGAGTATTATTCGACCATGTACGTTGTGTGGCTATACCAGACATCGACATTGTCTGAAGCTCCAGCAAGTTCCAGCGTTCGTGAAACGGTGCCGGCAGGATCTTATCCATCAGCAGCGTCTGCAAGGGGCGAGCCGGATCGTTGATCAGCGCTCTCGCAGCCTTGGCAGTATAAGCCGCAGTCCATTCATAGATCGGCGACGGCGCAGTCGGCTCAATGCCAAGCACAGATGTAACACGGCCGTTACGAGTAAGACCCCATGTCACAATGTCACTGTATATACCGCGCCTGGCGCTAAAGATGTGACCATAGAGCTGGCGCATCCAACCCCAACGGCCGTCATCGCCAAAGCCATACTCAAACTCCCAGTCGAGCAGAGTGCTGCTGTCGTTGTACGGCAACGCGACAAACTCAAACTCTGTCTCGCCCATATTCATGATGGCATTAGTAAAGTCGGGAATGCCGACACCACCAGTAAGGTTAAAGCCAGAGTAGGTAAGCGCCATACCGACTGGCAGCTCTTCACCGCCAATCTTACCATAGTAACTATCACGCATTGTGATGTCATTGCCGTTGATGCCAAACCACTTGCAGGTAAGCGTAACGATTGCAGCAGAAGCAGTCGCCGTCACCGGCAAACTGGGCATCTTATTAATGGCGGCTGCTATTTGCGTCGCCACAGCATTAGTTGCATCAGTCGCGTGAATGTTGACGCGGACATTCTTGCCGGCAATATAAAGCGAGATGGTGCCAGCATCGGTTTGCGGACTGGAGATGGTAATAGTGCCCTTTGCAGATGTGCCGTTGTCAGGCTCCGCCATAGGCAATGCCCATACCTCGTTGGCGAAATTGTTGTTGAAATAGGCAGCAAACATATTTGCCAATTCGCTGCCTTGACCAAACAGATGATCGGCGTCCATCTGCCGGCCAATCAAGATTGGCACATCCGGAATGCCAGCACCGTTCTTAGTCAAATCCACTTGCTCAGTCATCATGAGGCCCACAATGAGCGAGCGCATGTGTGAGACAGGTAGCCCCGCCATGGAGCCATCGACTTCAACCCAGTAGAGTGGCTGCCTCCAATTCGCGGGAATGTTGTTAAAAGATATTGGCATGACGTTGCTCTCCTATTTGCTACTGAACGATACCTCGCGCTTTATTTATGATGATGCAGGCTTAGGCTTCAGGCTTTGGCGGCTGACCTGTGGCACGTTTTTTAGCCTCAGTCTGCCTTTGCGCCTCAGACGGATAAGGTTGACCTTGACCTATCTGTCTTCGCGGAGGATCTTCCGCTCTTTTCTTCCTTGGCTCTACCAAAGTGATATCGCCATCCCGCAACCTACGGGCGGTGAATTGGTCATCAGGCCAAGTCGCGACGCCTTCATCGTCAAAACGGAACATGCCTCGCGGATGATAGATGTGTTTGGCTATCATTTCATCCCTTGCCTTAACCTTCACTGTATGCAAGGCCTTTTCCCTTTCTGCTGCTCCAGGCTGAAGCATGCCTGGACGCGCTCCTGATGTTGCCATCCTGCTAGCCACCAACTGATTTGTAGATTTAGTTTGCCAAGGCTTAGTTGCCATCGCTGCTCTCCTTTGTTTCAGGCCATCCATCCGGATTCAACTCATACTCAGTCTTGAACTCCGGCACATAAGCGCCTGGATCATACGGCCAGTGCGGAGCTACCGTAACACCAAGCCTATCAAAATTGTCATAGATGTAAGGTTCAAAGTAGCTACGATATTTGAAAGTCAAATCCATTTGTAGTTCAGCAATTGGCGTTTCGTTATTCAAAGCGGAATTTCCAAACACATGCTTACGCATGCCCTTCTCAACACCTTCCATATCAACTGCCATAATCCCAGACGGCATAGGAAAGCGATGCCAATCGGCACGATGCAGATAGTTCATAATTGCCCAATGCGCAATATCCAAATTGCGCTCCGCGACCCCGTCATCAAGGCTTTGAATAATTACTGAAAATCCAAGCTTCAGATGGTGAATGAATTTTGGCGCACCGGCATTTGGATCGCCATCAGGCGTCAAAGTCTCTTCCAAAATATAACAACCCAAATACGGCAAATAGCCAACTTGTATCGGGCCTTTGATACGATTGCGAGAAAACTTTGCTACTGAAGAAAATGTGGGAGACAACTTCAAACGCTCAAGAATTCCTTCTCGAATTATGTAACTCCAACTGTTGGTTTCTGGTGTCATGGCAAGGTATGCGTATGCGTCATTGTTGGCCAAGCGAATTGTGGCGAGCCGATAGAGTAATCAATACCAACCAGCTGCGGCATCATCACACGCTTCAAGGTAAGCGTCACCTGACCTCCTGCATTACCGCGATCGCTCACGTTGGAAACTAGAAAATCACCGCCAATAAGCATATCATCACTTGGGATAGAAACAACATCCTCTTGCATCGGCAATATGCCAAAGTCCGCCATCAAAATATCCAGCTCAGTACGGGTATCCGTAACAATCGAGCCTTCCATAGTTACTACTTCAATCTCATTCGTATCAAAGATGCCGCGCGCTCCATAAGGCGAAGCACCAGGTTGACTAGCAAATGGCGTGATAACTACGTCACGCCCAAAAATCTCCATACAAGGTTCATAGACCCATCCTACAAAATCAATCGGCATCACCAGCTGCCCCAAAAATCGATGAATTTCTGGTATAGCACACGCTCAGTCATCCTAGCTATCTGTGACCCGGTTGCCTGCTTAGCCCGCAAGACCGGTCGCGCATTGCGCCGAAGAAAGCGCGCACTGGTTCTATTCTGGCGCCCTCCCGCTGCCGCATAACTATCAGCGCGCTGGCGACCTTCATCTGTAGCTCCCGTCACCAAATCGTCTGCACGGTGATGAAACAACACCAACAACGCGTCAAACTCTGTGGTATCGATTTCAACAGCCATCAGACCCAGTGCCGAACGTAATGCATCAACACGTTATCGATAGAACGGGCAACGGCTGGGGATGCTGCCAAACCGCCGCTAGATCCAGTCGCAACGACACCGCCTTGCGGATAATACATAACTCTAGCGTGCTTGTGCGCAATCATACGTACGCCTGAAAGCATCGCCCCGCGTAAAAATTGATAGTAGGCTTCCCGCAGAACCATTATCGCACACTGCTTCAGCGCTGGTGGAACTTCATCCGGACTTACATAGCCAGCAGAATAGATTGAATCAACAGTACCACTCCACACACCAGTCGGTTTCATGAAAAGCGTTCCAGTGCTTTCCTCCAACACCCAATCATCATTGGAAACTCTCGCTTTTGTCCCGGCGAGCCGGGTATTCAACGGCTGGAGGATGTCAACATCGTCAACCGACAGCATCTGAATATTTTCAAGTTTCACCGGCCAACGTGAAAAATACAGACGCTGTTCGTTATTGTTGATAGCATAAAAAGTCTCTTGCACTTCCTCATACACAAATACCCGATTAGCCAAAGTGGCTAATACATCGGATGTCTGCTCAATGAGCATCGTCAACGTAGCGTCCTTAGTCGTATCGCTGCCCGGAATATTAAGCACCAGCTTGGCTTCTTCCAACGACAATAATGCTACTGAATCAGCGGGGGTCAAAACCTTAAGGATGTGCTGCATATCAGCGACCGCCCCGTCGTTCCGTTTCATATTGCTCGAACAGCTCCCGAACTGATAGCCGCAAGCCTTCGCTCCCATCGCTGCGCATCAAGACAATCGCATAATTGGCCCGGTCAATCTTGATACCGCCTAGCAATTGCGACAGCGCCAATTGCGGACCAGATGTGCCATCGCTCATCAAGGTAACAAACGACAATTTGTCAAAATCGAGCTTGATATCCGCAATTTGTAGACCATCACGACCGCGCGCGCCGCGATCACCCGGCAAGCCTTTCTCGCCACGCTTACCCGTTGGGCCAGATTGCCAATCCGGACCAGGGCAAGAGCCTGGGCTGTTACACCGTGCGACAAACCATCCATGATCCAGCGTAACGACATCAAGTGCGTGGTAGCTAATTGATGCGTCGTACGTACCACGAATGGTCAGGCCCTGCCCTGGTAGACCGGCGGCAGCTAACAACTGCCAATCTTGTGGATTGCTATCTGGCGAGCTAGCAGTATCACGCAACGCTTGCCAAGTTGCGCCATCATAGAGAACGCAATTGCTATCGTAAGTGATACTACCGGCAACGTATGGCATCACTTTATTCAACAACCCTTGTGGACCACGCTCGCCACGCTCTCCGCGCTCTCCAAACTCACCACGCTCACCCGGCGCGCCAGCCTTGCCAACCTCGCCAGGCTCGCCGCGCTCGCCAGTGGCGCCCTTCTCTCCAGCGGGACCTACAGCCCCGCGGTTACCGCGCGGACCGATGATGCTATCGCCAGGCTCGCCCTTCAAGCCTTGCGGACCGACCATCCCGCGCTCGCCAGGCTCGCCCGAAAGGCCCGGTAACCCGCGCTCGCCGGGCAAACCGCGCTCGCCCCTAGGCCCGGGCTCACCCGAAGGGCCGCTTAAACCTTGTGGGCCAATCAACCCTATGCCCTGCGGGCCACGCTCACCGCTCTGGCCATCCCTGCCAGTCTCGCCAGGCAATCCGCGCTCGCCCCGGGGTCCAGTTTCGCCAACCGCTCCGGAAAGGCCAGCAGGACCCATAGGACCTGCCTCGCCAGCCAGCCCGCGCTCGCCTTGTGGCCCGGTCTCACCTACCGCTCCTCGCTCGCCGGAAAGCCCGCGCTCGCCTTGTGGCCCGGTCTCGCCAGCCAGCCCGCGCTCGCCCTGAGGCCCAGTCTCGCCTATCGCTCCAGGCGCACCAGGCTCGCCAGGAAGGCCAATCGCTCCCGGCTCGCCAGCCAGCCCGCGCTCGCCCCGAGGCCCAGTCTCGCCAACCGCTCCAGGCGCACCAGGCTCGCCAGCCGGTCCAATTAGGCTCATCATCGCTCCAGGCTCGCCGGGTTGCCCGCGCTCGCCTTGCGGTCCACGCTCACCTATAGCTCCCGGCAATCCCGGTTCGCCGGCAGGACCGGCAGGTCCCACAGGCCCAACTTGGCCCATTGCTCCAGGCGCCCCATCCTTCAAGTTGGCAAGCCTAGCAGTTAATTGATCTTGCAGATGCAACTTTAATTCAGCTATTTCGCCTCGCATTTGCAAAATAACAGAACGTGATTCAGCGGCGACGCTACGCAATTCGGCACGCGCCAAATCCAGCTCGCGCTCCCAATCGCACCGCAACTCTGCGACGACAGACCCGCCAGCTTCAACGAGAGCGTCAGACAGATATTCGTGTGCGGTGTCTGGCAATGTGTTTAGCGTGTGCGAGTATGCGGTTGACGTCTCTTGATCTTGGTTCATATGGCGGGCTCCTGGCTGCACCGGCTGGCGGCGCTGGTGGAGCGGGCGGAGCTGGTTCTATTGTTGTTTTTCCCGGCGGATGCGTCGGGATGCTTGCCGCTGCCGAAAGTGGAACGACTTGTTGCTGTACCCTAGGCTCATCGCCAAACGGTACATCATCATAACCTTCAAGATTGCGCGCCTCGTTAGGCGACATCACACCGCCTTGCACAGCTTTTGTCAAACCTTCAATACGGTCCTTGAACGCAGAACGCAATAACGCAGAGGTATCGAACTCAGCATACTCATTCGGCTGTCCTACCAAAGCGAAGGTCAGCCCAATAGCCTCTTCGATATGATTCAGACAAAAACCGAGACCCGTAGCAACCCATTGATGCATCAAAGTCTCAGTGGTTCTTCCAGAACTATGTTCCAAACCTAACAATTGTAATGGAATACGGAATGCAAGTGCAATATCCTCCTTGCTCATTTTCATGACTTCCGCAAGCTGCGCATCACGAGAAGTCATCGTTGGCATCGCCACAGGTTTCAGCCCACCGGTAAGAATTGGTGTACCGCCAACATTCTCACCTGTTGTCTTTGCAATCCAGCGATCACGCGTCGCATCAACATCATCCTTGGTCATCATCAAATCTGTTGAAAGCACAAAACCAGGCTTGGCCTGATTAAGATAAAACTGCAACTGCTGTTGTTTAATAGCTTCGCCTGCTGCTGCATCCAACGCTGTTGCAACTAACGGCGACTCACCTAACAAAGGATTTTCGCGGCGACCTTGATGCAAGCGAACATGTAACACATCGCGCGCCGGCACCCGTGGCAATGGCCCAAACCTCTGCATCGCAATCCAATTGCCAGCCAGCTCATAAAACACTTCACCAGTATAACTGACCAATCCCCGCGACGCGCGCGGCGACATCAAATGCAATTCACTAATCTCAAAACGGCTGTTGCGCACGCAATAAGCATAAGCGTTTCCATCAAGGTAAAGACATCTGGTTGCGTTAAGAAGAAAGTCACTAATTGACTGGTAATCATTGGGATGCTTCAAAATACGCGAGAGCGCTGAATTAGTTACCAGGTCGCGACCACCCTTGTCATTAGCCCGCCAATGATCGCCAGGGCACATTGCCACCGTCTGACTGTAAGCGGAAACGCAAGCTTCAACGATAGCTGATTGAGCCCCAAATGAAATCGGAAGATGGCCTTGCTGCCACCAGTTAATTGCCGCGCCATTCGGCAACCAGCCTCCTGTGACTGGAAGCTGGTAAGGCCCAGGGCGATATTGGCCCTCAACCGCTTTTGCAACGACTGAGGACCATATGCGCTGTAACGCTCCGGCCATCAAGCTTGTGGCGGCTTTGGAGGTTGCGGCACTGGCGTTGTCTGTCGCGTTTGATAACTACCAGGCTTGTCTGCCGTCATCTGACGCTTTTGCGTCTTGGCGACAGGATCCGCAGAATGATCCTCCGGCGAACCGTCTGCCTCCTTTTGCAGAACGTGCTCACCTTCCATCGCACGATCATTCTCTGCTTGCGTTGGTGTCGGCTTCACTTCGCTAGCCGACAACGGCTCATCAAGGGTCTGGGGTGATCCCTTGCTTTCGTGTTTCTCTTTTTCAGCCATAGCTTAAAGCTCCTTTTTTATTGACGATACGTGGCTTGGTCCTCTCGCTGTTGTCCCGGCGAGCCGGGCATCAAAAAGAGAAGCCTCCACCACTCCATGGAGGGGGGGCGAAAAGTGATGGAGGCTCGTTGAGCACCGATGGGTTCGAACGGCGCTCTAGTTTATCCTTTATTTTGCTGCTGTTGCTGGCGGGGCGACCACCACCGGACCGACGCCAGGATAGTTCACGATGATGTAGGGCGGCACCACGATCGGCTGCACCGGCCAGCCGCCCGAACCTGCCGGCGGCGGCACTGTCGTGGTCGGATCGCCTGGGTTTGGTGGCGTGGGCGGCGTCAGACCCGGTGGTACGTTCGGAGGAACAATCGGCCCACCGCCGATGATCGGAAAGTCGGGATTGCCTCCGCCCCAGACCGGCGGTCGCGGCCAATGGCCAGGGAACGGCGGCTGCGGGCCAGGGCCGCCGATGTCCGGGTATGGATCGATCGGACCACCCCAGATCCCCGGCGGCTTGCCGCCCGGCATCGGCCCTCCGCCCACGCCGAGACCGGTGAGCGATGCCTCACCGATCAGAACTACTTGCTGGATCGTCCGGTTGAGCTTGTCATAAAGCACGCCACTAATCGTAACTTCAACTGCTGCCATTTTTAGTTTCCTTTCAGTTGCACATCGCTCTCTCGCTGTTGTCCCCGGCGAGCCGGGAATGATGTTACTACCAGGTGACACCAGACACAAAGGTGGTGACACCTGCACGACGCACAGTCCAGTTCAACGGCATGATCAGCCGCAACGCCAAACTGTCAGTCTGCCACAGCGAACGCACTGGGGTAGAAGCAGTGCCTCCAATAACAATCGGCAACGGTGTAGTATCTTCCTCATGCAACGTCGCCTGATCGCTGACTTCAAAGCGCGGAGTGTCCGCACCAACAGAAACAAAGTCCGCAGCATCCGTAAGGATGACGGTCTTCGCCGGAACGGTAGCGCTGTCGATCACCGGAATAGTAAGCAGCGTTCCGCCAGCTATCTCAGCCTTGAACGGGAAGATGCCGGTGTTTGGTGCCGAAGCGAGTCCGACGGATAGCATATCTGTCGGGTTCATCAAGAACGCAGGCGAGCGCAAATTGCCTTTTGTAGAGGTAGTGACCGCACCAATCAAGCTCTTGAGGTCACCAATCAACGCAGCGAGACCGCCACCCGCAGTTGGCGTAAGCGTTGATAAACCAGCAAGCAATCCAGGAGGCCTTACCGCCGTCGCCACATTGCTATCAATCAGCACTGAGTCGATAGCAATAGCGGTATCTTGCTGAATGGCATCCCGCAACAGGCCTTCAATCGCGGGAATAGAGTGCTCGTCAATTTCCCGCGTCCAAGTAGTGATGACTGCCATCTTCTTTGGCGTCAGAATTTGCGCAGTAAATGCGCCCTGCCGAACCGGAATAGGCAAACCTTCACCGACAAACGAGCCAGCAATAGATGGCGTTGCGCTACGGGTTGGGATAGCGATGCGCGCCGCACGACCGAAGGTAAGCGACAAGCCCATTGCTGACAGCCGCGGAAAGACGCTCTTCGGCGTCAACAGCGCCATGAAGTCGCCTTGGATCTGCACCGCCAGCTCTGCCGCCCAACCAGTAACATTGGTCATTGCCGGAGAAGTAGCGGCTCTTACCACCAGCTCACACGCAGCCTTGGTCTTATCGTCATCATAACCAAAGCCAAGGTTTGTAATGCGCTGGCGCATATCGTCCGGATTGCGCTGATATACCTTGGAAAGATATGCAATCACTCCGCTGCGTACCAGATAGTCCAGCGGCTTCAGTTCTTTGCTCCCAGGCGGAGAAAAGAATTGTCTTGTCTGATCCGTGGCGCCATTGCCGTTACCCGCGCTGTGGACAGCGCCATTGCCGTTAACAACGCGCTGCAACGCGCGATGCTCATTGCCATTGCCAGTCTTTCCGGCGGTATCGCCCAGTTGCCGCTCTGAATCCTGCAGAACGACAAGGGTGCGCTCTTGTTGCGCAATCTTTATATTCAGATCCTGCGACAATTCCATATCCTTGTCGCTGACGTTGCTGTCATCCAGGTTCTCAAGATGCTCAGCAAGCTTATCACGCAAGCCGGTGATACGAGCCTGCGTGTCTACGATGCGTTGTGAAAGCGACATTGCGCTATCCTTTCTATGAGAGTGTGTACTGGCATGCTCGCCTCTTATTCCGCGGGTTCGCTTGTCGGCGTGCTCGCCACGAACAACAGCGCCTGTCTTATTGTCGGCATGCTCGCCAAAGACAATGCGTTGCGTCTCCGAAGAAATCCTGAGTGACTTGGCTACCGCCAAGGCATTTG